CAGTGCGTACCCTGCTCAGGGACAACCCTGACGGGATGGATGTTGGCACGATTGCCAACACCTTAGACCGAGAGACAAGCAACATCCGCAAGATACTCAGCACAATGCCTGACGCATACATCGACCGCTGGACCCGGTTCGGTGGGACGGGAATGCCGAGCGCCATATGGTGCGTTGTTGTACCCCCAGAAAATTGCCCAAGACCAGACGCTAAACGAAAGAGGAAATCATGAACATCAAAGACGGATTCAACGGAACCACAGCAGATGACATCCAAGTCAGCGGCAACCACTACAAGGACATGGCCATCCAGCCGTGGCACATCATGGAGGCGGTGATGACCACCGAAGAATTTCGTGGATTCTTATGCGGCAACGTGATAAAGTACAGCCTGCGTGCTGGGCGCAAGGACGGCAGCGATGACGCTGGCAAAGCCAAGCACTACATGATGAAGCTGAAAGAATTCGATGAAAAAATGCGTCACTTGCGGAGTTAAAAAGTCGGAAGACGGCTTTTCCCTGAATAAGGGATACCACCGAAGTAAATGCAAGGCGTGCGTTGCGGAGAACAGCCGCCTGTGGCGGCTTGAACATCCGGGGTACGCCAAACAGTACATGCGCGAGTACGTCAAAACCAACTACACACAGATGAAAGAGCGCATGGATGCCAAGCGCAAAGAAATCGCTGAGTGGAAAAGAGAACGGGGGTGTACTGTGTGCGGTGAGACGGAGCCGTGGGTGCTTGACATGCACCACCTAGACCCTAGCGAAAAAGAATCAAACCCCGCAGCGAGCGCCACGCTAAAAACATTCCTTATGCACGCGGGTAATTGCGTGCTGGTTTGTTCCAACTGCCACCGCAAAGTTCACGCAGGCGTGCTGCGCATAACTAAAGCACATATCAACAAATTCAAACGGAGTATCAAATGAAACAGCTGAAGTACGCCATGCGCCAAGGCAAGAAGGACAGTGACGACGCCAACAAGGCGCGGCACTACGCAGTCAAACTCGCGGAGATTCAAAATGGCAAAGTTTAAGAAGAAGCCTGTGGTCATTGAGGCTACTCAATGGTTTGTGCACGGCGATCATCCGATGGTAAAAAAGCGCATGATTGGCAGCGGCATCAGTAATGCGTGGGTTGAATCCGAGACTGGCTGGATTGATACGCTTGAAGGTGGGCACATCGTCACCCCCGGCGACTGGATCATCACTGGCGTAAAGGGTGAGCACTACCCGTGCAAGCCGGACATCTTTAAGATGACATACGAACCCGCAGGAGAGAGCAATGGCTGACACTCCAGAAAAGAAAGTTAAGAACGCGGTGCGCAAGATGCTGGACCGCCACGGCGTCTACCACTTCATGCCTCCCGGCATGGGGCTTGGGCGCTCGGGTATCCCCGACATCATCGGCTGCAAGAACGGCAAGTTTATTGCCATCGAGTGCAAGGCAGGCAAGGGCAAGACCACGGCTCTACAAGATCGTGAGTTGGTTGCGATCTGCAACGCTGGTGGGTTCACGTTCGTGGTAAACGAGACCTGTATTGATGAACTGGAAGAAAGGTTACTGGCATGGATAAGCTGACACAAGAGACGTGGGACGCCACGATCGAGAGCTTGAGCAGCAGTGACACGGGCCTACGCGATCACTTCGGCAAGCTGATCATGATGATGGCCAAGTGCTACGACGACAAAGTACCTCACAAGGCCGTTGTGATTATCGATACTGGAGAGTCACTGCTGACGTTCTGCGTTGGCGCTGATGACATGGCCTTTGCCGACATGGTCGGGCAAGCCAACGAGATGGCCCAAGCAATGGTGTTGTGCGATGCACCACCCAAGGAGTTATTCAATTGAGCAAACCATTCGACCAAATCATTGTCGGGGACTTCGAAACAGCGTGGGGGCGAGCCGCCCACATCAAGCTGGGGTTCTCGGCACAGACCAACGAGGAGTACGTGCGTGACCCACGCTTCAAGGCATGGGGCATGTCGTGGAAGTATCTGGGCAGTGACGACGCGCCTGTATGGGTGACACGCAAAGACCTGCCTGCATTCTTCAAGACCATCGACTGGAGCCGCACCGGGTTCTTGGCACAGAACACCATGTTCGATGCCTTTATCTTGGCGCATCACTACAACGTGCACCCCGCCTTTCTTATGGACACCCTGTCCATGGGCCGAGCACTGCGCGGCGTTGAGGTAGGCAACAGTCTGGCCAAGCTGGCGCACATCTTTAACCTGCCAGAGAAGGGCAAGGGGCTGGCCCCATCCGAGAACATTCTGGACGCGCTGCCTGCCGATGTGGAGGAGGTGCTGGCTGAGTACTGCTGCCACGACACATGGTTGTGTGAGCAGATATTCTTTAAGCTGGGGGGCTGGAGCTACCCGACCAAGGAGTTGCGCCTGATTGACATGACGCTCAAGATGTACACACGTGCAGCACTGGAGCTGGACCGCAGCATGCTGATCAATGCGCTAAGTGAAGAAGGAGAAAAGCGTGAAGGACTACTCAAAAGGCTCGGCGTGGAAGAGGCTGCACTTGCGTCGAACGATAAGTTTGCGCAAGTCCTTGCTGCAATGGGCGTTACTCCCCCTACGAAAGTCAGCAAGACCACTGGGAAGGAGGCGTTTGCTTTCGCAAAAAATGACGCGCTATTTCAAGCGATGCTCAACGGTGAACGTGAAGACGTTGCCCTTCTTTGTGAGGCGCGTCTACGCGTTAAGTCTACAACCGAGCGCACGCGGGCGCAGCGCTTTCTGGACATCTCGGGCAGGGGTCCGCTCCCGGTTCCACTTAGCTACTATGGCGCAGCAACGGGCCGGTGGACTGCTGCCAAGGGCAGTGCCATCAACATGCAAAACCTCAAGCGAGGTTCGTTCCTACGCAAAGCAATCATGGCACCGGTGGGGAACCAGCTTGTTGTCGGGGACCTTTCGCAAATTGAACCGCGAGTACTTGCATGGTTTGCGGATTACGAAGATATGCTCGACATCTTCCGGTCTGGCAGTGACGCTTACGCCGCTTTCGGCGCTCAGATGTTCAACATACCCGGCCTTTCAAAAGAAAGCCATCCAGACCTGCGTCAGTCTGCAAAGTCGGCACTACTGGGTTGCTTTGGTCCGAACACGCCAGTGTTGACAAACCGTGGCTGGGTGCCTATAGTACGAGTGCAGGCTACGGATACGGTCTGGGATGGAGAGGAGTGGGTATGTCACCAAGGAGTAGTGCCGCAAGGCGAGAAGGAAGTGCTGACAGCAGCGGGCATCAGCGCAACCTCGGACCACGAAATCTTGACGGAACATGGGTGGGTGGAGTGGAGCGCGGCCCTAGCAAACCGTTCCCTTTTGAAGTCGGCGCTGTCGTTGGGGAGCTCACCTGTCTCCGTTGGAGCCGCAAGGCAACTGGTGGATTCCATCCTGTTATGCGGTGCTCCTGTGGGTGGTCAGGGTTTGTCGACCGCTACAACCTTGTTGCAGGGCGCACTACTCGCTGCAATGCCTGCGCTAAAAGAAAGGCTGTCGAGACTCGATGGGAACAAAAAGGGTACTACGTGGTCTGCCCTGATCGACGACATCGTGAACGACTGTTGGATCGCATTAGTGCCATCATCGTCAGATGTACAAACCCGAACAGTGCCGTGTACCCCGACTATGGTGGGCGCGGGATTACCGTGTACCAAGGCTGGGTTGAGAACCGCGTTGAGTTCCTACGCTACCTCGTCGGGCTGGACGGGTGGGATAGACCTGAGCTCCAGCTCGATCGAATTGACAACAACAGGGGGTATGCACCCAGCAACCTGCGTTTCGTCAGCCGTAGCGTCAACATGTCCAACAAGCGACGCATCACTGCGCGAGAAGTCGAATCACTCAGACAGCGGATCGCCACCCTTGAAGCAGAGAACGCAGACCTACGACATCGCTTACTCAGGCCCAAGAAATAGGTACACCGTGCTCACGTTGTATGGGCCGATCATTGTCCACAACTGCGGGTACGGGCTTGGCTGGGCGTCTTTCGCTGCCCAGCTTCTCGTTGGATTCCTTGGCGCTCCTCCCGTACGCTACGACAAAGCGTTTGCAAAGAAGCTCGGTGTGGATGCCGCCTACATCGACCGCTTCGTTGGGTGGGACGAGAATGTTAAGAAGCTCCGGGAGATTCCCCACACCTGCACGGAGCGTGAGCTGCTGATCCACTGCGTAGCGGCCAAGAAGATCATCGACATCTACCGCAGCACAGCGCACCCCG